ACCGCGCCACAAAACTTTAACCATTCAATAGTGTGCTTATTATCACAATCAACATAATTCTCTAAATACGGATACGCATCTAAAAACATTCTAATAAACTTCTTACAATTTTTTAAAAACCGTATCTTAATTTTCTCCAAATCCCTACTTCCTAACATCCAAATAACACCTTTACTATCAAGCACATTCTCAACTGTTACTCCAAAAACAGCAATTGGGCATCCATTCTCAATAGTCAAAGCAAACAACGATTTCTCTAACGATAACCTTAACGCATCTTCAGGTAAATGATGATGACTGTTCCATATCTCTCGGGTATCTTCAACCCGTAACTTATCTTTTAAATATTCAATATCTTCTTTTTTGGTATTCCTAACTCTAATCCCATTTTTGTTATAGTATTCCATTACCCACCAGCCTCAATATCTGAATAAATCGCTGTAATTGTCACAGGCAGGGGATCAATTTGTCGATAAAATACCCTTGCCCCATCACCAAACTCCCCACCTAACGGTTCTCTTACATCGCCAGAATATAACGACGGCGCTAACCCTAATCGCTCTCTATTCGGAATAAACGCTTCATGCAAATTATCAGAATCAGGGCCAATATACCCACCACGTGTATTTAAAACACGAAATGTTACATTCCCAATCTTGACTTTCTTTCCTTGCAACGAACCGCTACTTAACGCTAACTCGATATTTAAAGTTTCTAAATCACAAATATATGGCAACCCAATATGTACTTTTGAACACGCGCTTGATAACGTAACTGTTCCGCTAACAACTTCATCTTGTGGAAATACATTCCCATTTCCAAGAATAGCCACTGTCATTCCTTCTAAATGGTCTAATCCTGTAAATGCTGTATATGCTTTTCTAACATACCCACCGCTTACATATGCCTGATTCAATGTTGTTGATACATCATCGCCGCTATCTTCTTCAGTCAATTCAAATGTATCAGCTGTAGCATTATTCACTTTGTATCTATATGTATTCAATTCAGTCATCCCGACAATATCAGAAACATCGACATAATCACCGTCAACTAACCCATGCGCTGCTGCACACGTCACAACACCTGGGTCTGCTTGTGTAACATGAGAAATAGCCACAGGATCGTCATACGATATTCCGCAATCAACAAAATACTGGTCTTGAACATCAGTTGACGACATACGGTCAACCATACGTTCAATAAACCTTCCCGTTTCACGTGAAACACTCAGCCATAATTCATCGTATCCAGTGGCAGGTATAACACAAATACTTTCAATCGTGCCTTCTGTTTCATGCCACGACCACGCTATTACTTCATGTTCTTGCATATACGTTAAAGATAATAGTATCCCATCATCTCTTAATATCCATACAATACTATCAGGGTCTTGCTGATACGCCATATCAATAACAGTATGCCCTTCTAACAAATGTTCACTTAACACTCTCAAATCTATCCCAGTAAACGAAGCAGATGCGTCATCATATCCTAAATTACGAATAACTTTACCATTCGCTTGAACGAAAATTACTTGGTTACCGATAACCACCGGCGTAATCCCACTCGACCCACGATACCCCTGTACTTTTGTTCTTACCGTAGTAGGTGTTAAAACGTCATCCCCTGACCCAATTCGCCACTCCGACGCTGTTGTAAACCCTATTAAATCACCTAACGGTACTAACCCATTCAGTGTATTAATCTGCCGACTTAACAAATTTGTACTTATTGAATCCGTATCTAATAAACTTATTTGGTTCTTCCCAAAACTTTCATAATTGCCAGTCTTACTCATCTTTAACGTCATCGGTTCTGTATATGTTCCACCGGCGCATAACCTATCATCCTGAAATGCACCAACTGACGGCCACCCACGATAATCACTCCATGCCCCTTCTGCCCAACTGGTTGTATCTGTTATTGCTGCTATTTCTTGTAATACTGTTCCTTTCACTGCAGTAGTGCTTACATATTCAGTTATTTCAATAATCCCTTCTTGATAGAACGGGTCTGTTGTTAAATCCACATTAATTGTCCCGCTAGTAAACGCATGACACGTCGCTCGTATCAAAAACGGTACTTCGTTTATTTCAATATCCTCTGTCCCATATGTATTAACATTAAAATCATTTGCGCCAGTAAATACTCTTAACACTGTCCATGTTGTCCCGCCATCGGTTGACTTTTCAATCTTAAACTTTCCAGTCCATGTTCCATGACTGATTATCCGCCATGTTGTAAAACATTTAATAGCTGTCCCCGACCCTGTCCCTGTAAACGAACTTGACGCAGCTTGGCCTTCTACATAATGAATAAGTTTCCATAATGCATCAACATGATCTGAATCAAAAACAGCGCTTGCAGCACTTAACGTTACTCCTGTTCCAGTTACCGCAGCAGCATTAATCGACACACTTTCATCAACATTTTCAGTTAAAAACGGCCCGTCTTGCGGAGCAAACAACGAAAACGCCCAAGATGCATTTCCTGAACGAACAAGTTTCCTCGTCTGATAATCTGGATGGAAAATGTATATAACATCTGCTGAACTCTTAACATCTAAATACGGTAAATCAGCATACCCGTACGGTGAATATATTTCATACTCTGTCTGAGCTTTCCAATAAGCTGTTTCAACATCTGGCTGTTTGTTTATACCTGCCTGAATAGATAAATACCAACTTGTCGCAGAGCCATACGTTACCCAATCGTCAACGGCATAAGTTGTGGCCGCACTCCATGTTGTCGGAGTATCAGCAGTTATCTGCCCTTGATCTGTAAAAAACCTGATATAATGATCGCCAAACTCTAACGTATACGCTTCTGTATCTGAAAATATAAAAGGAATGACTCTTGCTTTTGTAGTTTCATCGCCTTGTCTAGCGACTAACTTCATGCCTGGCCGATTTGAACTGCCACCATGAGGATGTTGGTAAAAGTTACGGCTAGTCTTTACACCAGTAACATACTTCGCTAAATCAACACGGCTATAAAGAAACGGGCTTAATTCCCCTGCGGCAAAACTTGTTTGTGCGTGAGTATATGGCATTATCTCGCTGATTTATATGCGCTTGTTGGAGTTACTTTCTTTCTCTTTTCAGAGAACCCAATTCTCTTTGCCTCTTGAATATACATCGTAGCCATTTCCATTATCTGGCTACCAGTCTTAATATCTCGTAACAACGTACCAGCGCAACTGGCAGCAAGTTTATAACTTAACGCTAAAACAAATTTCGGGGAATATAAAGTCGTATCTGATAATTTATGCGTATACTCAGCATACGCCGTTTCAAGGTTACTACATATCAACCGCCTGTTTGTTGACGATTGGTAAATGACTTCAAACTCTTGTTCATCTTTTGTTGTTAAAGTAGATTCATTATAAACGTACCATACCGTAGCGGCCGCAGTTGGCCTAACATAAATATAACTCCATTCAAGCTCTGCTGTTGTATCAGTTGCGCTTACCAACGCCGCTTTTACAGTAGCAAACGGCCATTTATACTCGCCAAACAAATCGTCAAGACACGGTTGATAAAATGTATTTAACGCATCTACCGACGGAGTATCTTCTGTTATACTGGACACTTCACGCATACCTAAATGATTTAACGATAAATTATAAATATCAACTTGGCTCGCCATGTTTGCCCCTTAAAAAATCATGGGACGGATATTTCACCGCCCCATGAATGTTACTTTCTTTTATTTTTTTTACTATCGCTGAACGTTGACATTCTCTTAGGTGCTGTTTCTTCAGCTTGATACGCAAAACCATGTGTCGGTTTTGGCGGTATCCCTACTTGTGAAAACGCTATTTCATCAGTCTTTGGCTCAATTTTAGGTTGAGAACCTTTAACTAACTCAAAATGAATAGGCGGCGTGTCGGAATCTTCTAGCTCTACAATCTCGCCTTCATTCCAGTATCGTCTTTTATATCCTACCGTTGCTCTAATTACTTTATACGTTTTCATTAATCAACTCCTATCTTATTACTCTTGAGCTACAAGAGCATTTATATCAGCATCTTGTACTATAAACATTGAATAGCTACACGCAGATATACGATTTGACCCTGTATTTGGATTAGGATAATAATATCCTCTCAAATACCTTAACGCACCAGGTGGAATCCTAACCTTATAAACTATCTTATTAGCAGTTAATTGGTCGTATGTAAACGCAGCAGATTGAGCTAACGTTGTTCCAGCAGTAGCTTCACTTGACCCAAACCCACTTGCAGCACAAGTCTGTAACTGAAATGTTACAGTCACCGTACCTGTAGCAGTAAACGCTGTACTCTCAGTCTTAACAACAAACCATGCGCCAACATTAGCGTCACCAGCAGCTAATGTATCAACATAATCAGTTGACGCAGCAGCAGTCGTTGTTGTGACTGTATCAGCTAGCAATAAAAAATTATCTAAAATCATTTATCTTTCTCCTTTCTCAATATTCTTAAGTTAACGCTGCTTCTGTGTTAAGAATAGAATCTACTCTGCGGCAAGGAACTCCTTGAAATGTTAACGTATTCCTGCGAACACCGCTCGGCCCCATTAACTCGTCTAACCTTAAATGCAAATTAGATTTATCTTGCATTTTAACTCTTAACATTGACCGTACTCTTTGATTCATATAGAACACTGGTCGTGATGCTCCAGGAGGTAACAAATCTAACGCCCTGCTCATACCCTTTAAAACATTAGCTGACGTATCTGTGCTGTCACCTGCTGTTAAAAGCGCTGTTGTATCAATATTACAAATTCTAACTACATTATGATAATCGCCAATAGCAAGACCACATTTCCATTGGAACCAGGAAACATATGCTCGCATAGTTGCGCCTGTAGTTGTGCTTGTAATAACTTCTTGAATACCTAAATCCTCATGCTGTAACCCTGCTTTTGTACCTTTTGGATAAATACCAAACGCTTTATCTGGCGCCCATGCTACTAGCCAAATTGACGTATTAATACTTGACCCAGCATCACCACAAGTTAAAACTTGCGCTGATGTCGTTTCACCACTCAATGACCAATACCTTGACGATAGACCGTTAAACTGTTCTGGATTAGTTGAAATATCACCGTATATCAACGCTGTTGATAATGTATCTCCAAGACTTTCAATAAACGCCCTGTCTTGAGATAACCGGAATGCTGCTGTATTGCCATTCAACTCAGCCACATCTTTATCAATATGGCTTCGTGCTTCGAGAATAGCGCAACCTTCAACAATCTGGCCAGTCGTACTCTTTGCAGGTACAACACCTTGATTCAATAACCTAAACGTAGGCGTAGGTTTACTTGTCCTAATATTTAACTGATGTCCTGTTGGTAAATTGCCTTCATACCATGGAATATCCTCAAGAATTTCGTTGTATTCCTGTAAAATCTCAGCAACTGACCCAATACTGCCATTTGGATCTAGAATTCTTGTTATATCCACCAATGTCGGCATATAACTTGATAATGCAGCCATAGTTAATTTCTCCTTTCAATTACTTCATAGTGGGATACATGACCTTTAACGGGTCTGATTTCCCTTTTTCTGTTGAATCTGGAAACTTATCCTCGCTAATACTCTGCCCGACTTTAATTAAAAATCGAACTAACGCAGGATGGTTTCCAACACCCAACTCGTTTACCATTTCTTTAAACTCTTCATCACCAAACTTCATTCTTGCTTTTGCCGCATAAGCCAACTTCTTCGCGCTATCAACACCAAGCTCTTTAATAGTATCTTTCTTCCATCCTTCGACGGTTTCTTGATACTCTTTTAACGCCTGTTGCCTGGCTTCTTCCGTTTTATTAGCAATCAACGGAGCATACGTATCAGCTAACTTCTGCGCTTGCTCTTGAGTTATTCCCAACTCTTTGAATACCGGCGTAAACGCCTCCATCATAGCTTGGTCTAACTCCATCCCGTCAGGTACTTTTATATCGTATGCTTCAGGGGTTTCTACTGCTTTAGGTTCAGTAGTCGCATCACTACCAGCTAAAGTTTTTGTGTCAACGGTTTCGGGTGTTTCTGTTGCCGCTAACGTCGTTGGTGTATCTACAGTGGGTTCTTGAGATACGATTGGTTCTGTCATACTTCCTCCTTATTTGAGTTTGCTTCTGATACAAACTCGCTTTGGATTTGCGCAAAAGCCTTAGGCTCAGCTTCTAAAACATCCCTTAGAATCATTAACCCTAAACTCCTACGCCCTTCATTGTAGAATGTCTGTGAGTTACCTGTGAATGAATCTGTATAAATACCAGCTTCACCCCACAGTCGCCACATAAACCTTCTACCTTCAGGAAATGATATTACTTTACGAATATCGCTTAACTCACGCTTTCGTAAATCTTCTTGTTTCTTTTCAACTTTCTTTTCTTTTTCAATGCGCTGTTTAATATCTAATATATCGCTCATTTATTCATCCCTGGCACCATTGACATCACACCAGTCAACGCCGACTCTTCGCTTGTTTTAGCATTAGATAACTTCTGCGCCGTATCCGCCCCCTGGTTAGCCAACGCTAAATTAGTCTGCATCTGCTGAGCTTGCGCCCTTTGCTCTCTTATCTGTTTAACAACCTTCGGGTCAACTATCAGATTAGCAGGCACGCCTTCCATATCAGCGTATTCTCGTACCGCCTCATCAAAATTAAATACATCAATTACAGCAGGGTTTAACCCAGCCATGCCGCCAATACGTTCAACTGTCCTGTCAATTGACACTGCGCCAACAGCCTTTTGCGCCTGTGCTAAAATACTAACAAACTCAATCTTAATTGACATATCAGCAATCTCTTCCGGCGCAGGTAAAAACATCATGTTACGTTCCATGATTCCATATAGCCGTTCAAGAAACACGCTCAACATTTCAGAATTAACTCTGTTCAATAACGGCCCCATCATCATAATATTCTCTTGCTCGCGCCTCGCTACTTCCGTAGCTGTCATATTACTTTTATCTAAATTAATCAGCATTAAAAATACGTTTGTATAAAACGATTTATCAATCGCCTCTTTCAATCCGTTAATACTTTCAATAAACGATTGTATTTGAGCGTCAATCTGATACGCTGGCCTGACTCCAGTATTCGGCGCAGAAGAACTTACTTTTGTTTTACCACCAGGCAAATAATTAGAATGCCCTTCAACCGACGAATCTTCTTGCATTGGCGGATTATGAATCTTCTCTTGCGCTAACAATTTATCTAACACCGTTTTTTGTAATTGCTTAACGTTCCCTAGCGCAAACCATCCTGGCCCATATCCGTAGACCGTGCTTGTAGTTACCGTATCCCATCGTGGCGCAATTATCGGAAACTCAAAAAACCCTGTTGTATCTAAAAACTTGTTATCGTCTGTCCCAGTTTCCCAGTATAATGACCGAAACGGCATATTCATATTATCAATATAATTCTGATCTGCTTTATCGTTAGGCTCAATAATATGCCTAACCGTTACTTTAACGTCCATCTGATTATTTTTATAATACCCCTGTACTGTCATTGAACAGTTATCAACCCCGAACATATCTACGCATTGGTTTACAGTTAAAATAAACTCACGCCCGAACGTATTAACAACGCCTCTGCTATCACACGCGATAAAATACTCGCCTGCTGTAAAATTGCGTAACCTAACGACCTTATCGTAATCTTCTAAAATGATTGCACACCCTGTCCCAAATTGACCGAGCTCTTCGTAGATTGAAAAGAATACATCATATACGTTTGAATTAGCGCATACATCAAATATACGTTCAGCCGTATCGTCTAACCACATCCTCACATTTGGCAACTTATTCAACGTCTTATCGCCAATATTTAATCGAAACCACGGCCTAGCAGGACTTGTCATTCCACTCTGCATACCGCTTGCTAGAATCCGAATATCGTGTGTAGCATGGTCATCTAACAAAATCTGATGGTCAATCATCGTGCCACGAGTTGAGTTAACGCTAAACTGCCCACGTGTCGGGTTGAGATAAGTAGATAAATCTTTATGAGCAGATTGCCAATTTTTATACTCTTGCACTAACGAGTTAAACCGTTTATTGACTAATTCTTTAACTTTTGCATTATCCATTAGACACCTAGTTTTGTTTTACCTGCAATTTGTGGAGTTGTTAAATTCGCCGCTTGTCCTACCAGCCCACGAGGCGAGGTCTTGATTGTACTAGCTAACCCAAACCGCATTTTAGCTAACTTTTTTCTCCGTTCCTCTTGAGTAACAGCCGCAACTTCGGTTGGTTCAACCGGTGACGGGGATGGTGACATAGGTTCTGGTTGTTTGATTTCTGGTGTTTTAGTTGAGCCGAAGCACATTTTTATCTCCTTTGCTAACAAAAAAAGCCTAGAATGTTCATTATCTGAACATATCTAGGCTTCGTGATTTACGAGTGTCCTATCCTACGGTTTTAAACTCTCGCTTTTATTTACATTTGTTATCCCGCCAAACTGAAAATTAATCTGTATTGACCCTGTAAATTTGCTCTTAACTAATTGTCTAATCAAATCAATCACCCATTCCATTTACATTCTCGCTAATCCTAACGGATTGTATTGTGGCTGCTGGATTTTTGTATCCAGAGGATTGTATTGCTTATTCTCAACTTTACTTTCCACCAATGGAAATCTTGGAATAAAATCATCTGTCTTGTCACAAATACGACTTAAACAATCTAACATATCATCATGGATACTTACAGGAAAACATTCATATTCATCGGCAATAAATTCATGTATAAAATCATGTGGCTTATTCTGTAAATCCATATACTTTAAAAAATGCGGAAAATAAAATCTATGCTGTTCGAATAATGGCACTAACCGTCGAATCCTATCATTCTTTGGACTTTGTCCACCTAATTCACTTATTTTAAATCTGTACCCTTCTTGCTCCTGAACATATCGGATATGCTCAACATCGCTCATTAACCCATATTTCTCATACCCGACATTTAACGGCCGATACTTACGAACAAACTCAAATAGTTTATTAGTACGTTCAGTCAAATTCATTCTATCCCTAACAGCATCAATTAAATAATAGTTCTGATCTGCCCCTAACCCTAACACAATCATAACCGTGTAATCATTAACTTTCTTTTTCTCACTTGCTGAATCAACTAGAATATAAACGTTATATCGTTCAGCTTTCAGTTTTATATAATACTCCAGCCATTCTGACTTAAATCCCATAGCATTGTCCTGGAGCGGATTTTGAAGGAGCTGGCAGGCTGAAACAAAGCTTCCCATATCCTTCACCTTCTCATCAAACGTTTCTTGAGAAAACAAAACTGGTTTTCCTGTCATAGTCCCATCGTCGGTAGCTGGATATATTCTTGGAATAGCTGTACCTCTATCAATAATAGTTTTATATGTATCATTTGCGTGATACCTCGTACCAATAAACCTTTTAGCACCACCCTCAGCCGCCAGATTCAATGATAACGCAAACGATTCTGTAACCTTTGCTATCATATCCGGCGTTGTTACCGACTCTCTAGTCACTACGTCATCATAGACCATCAACATATAGTGCTTTGATGTCGGTTGCCCATCAACTAATCCCCACGCCTCAACCGTTGATTCTTTCGGATTCCCTTGTCGCTTAACAATAATACCTTCATCTAATGACCATTTAGGGCTATCTTTTTGTGGATTACCCCAAAGAATATCAGAGAACAATTCCTGTAAAAATAAATTTTGTTCTAATTCCCGTTTAATCTGAATCAAAAACGCTTTTGCAATCGGCCGTGTATGTGAAAAAATCCCGACTGTAATTTCGGGATTTATTAAAATATCTTGAATCGTTTTACCAAACGTTATTATACTCGATTTATAGTGTTCACGACTCCACAAATCAATATATCCGTCGGGGCTTGCTTCAACCTCTCGACATCTGTCAAATAACCAATCCCTATCAACATCAATACGTTTACACGCAACAACTAATAAATAAAACAAATCCGTCTGACACAACTCCCGCATAGCTTTAAAATCATTGTCATCAGATACGGATTTATATAATTCCCATGCTTTTTTTCTTAATTCGTGCATTCAATCCTGTTATTAATGATTTCTTTTCGTTCTTCTAACGGAATTTCAGTAACAGTTATAGTGATTTTTTTATTCTCTTTGTAATCAAACTCTTTTTTATCTCGCCATTCATCAGGCTTTCTATTCTTTAACCAGAAAATTTGAGCAGTCACATCAGGGGGAATTTCTCTTGTAACAATTTTTGTCTTATAACAATCAGTATGTTTTATTGATTCAATTTCACCTTCATCATTAATATCTGCACCTAACCCACCAATTTTTACTTTTTCATACGTTACTTCATCATATTTATAACCTAAAGCACGTTTATATAAACTATCCTCAACTCGTTTATCTGCAATAAGTTTCGCAGCGTTTAGGGTCTGACATAATTTTGGATCATTGTTTATCCAACGATATAATGTCCTCTCGCTAACTTCAAATATTTTAGATATTTCAGCTAACGTCAATCCTTCTTGAGCAATTTCGTATAATCTGTCATAATCAATTTCTGTTTTTTTAGTCATAATATTAATAATTTCCCTCAATCGCTTTAACTTTTTCAGATGTAGTTTTAGCTTTTTTCAACGCGGCTTTTCGTTTTTTTCTACTATTCCATGAACTAGCCATCTGCCGCCAGGGGCTAAGTTTATCAAATTCCTCACGTTCTTTTTTAGTCATTGTTCCCATTAAAAATATCTCCTATGTTTATATATACCACAAACGTTCAAAAAAATCAACACAATGTTTAATTATTTAAACACCTAGTGTTTGAGCGTTTTTTAAAACACGGTCACGTTCAGTTTTACTTAGTTTACTGGTACCGGTTCGCA